TTTGTAAACTTGCTTGGAAGAGAGATAACGAACTAATAAGCGGTATCAATCATACACTAGCAGCAGACTGCGGACTATCTTTATCATCTGAACTAGGAATAGTTGCAGAAGATGGAGTATGTTATAGAGCAACTTATATTGTTGACCCAGAAGGGATTATACAGCATGTATCCGTAAACGCTCTCGATACAGGAAGAAACGCAAGTGAAGTTCTTAGAACTTTACAAAGTCTAAAAGCAGGTGGACTCACAGGTTGTGAATGGCAACCAGGAGAAGACTTCGTAGCATGATTTTATTTACTGCCGATTGGCATATAAAATTAGGTCAAAAGAATGTGCCCATTGCTTGGGCATGTTCTCGTTATGAACATTTCTTTGAACAGATTCATAATCTGGAGAAAGAAGTTGACTTGCATATCATAGGTGGGGACTTGTTCGACCGAGTCCCTTCTATGGACGAGTTAACACTCTACTTTGACTTTGTAAAAGGTGTTAGTGTAGAAACTATTATATTTGATGGTAACCACGAGGCAACTCGTAAAAACAAAACATTTTTTACAAATTTAAAAAGAGTTACAGAAGAACTCAATCCCTTAGTACAAGTTGTAGATACTACATGGTACTTAGGAACAGAGGGTAAGGCTGCAATACTTCCGTATGCGGACTTACATAAAAAGAAAAGTATAGAAAAAATAGAAGATACGGTAGAGTATCTATTTACTCATGTTCGTGGAGAGATACCACCTCATGTAGTACCCGAAGTAGATTTAACTAGATTTGATAGATTTAAGACTGTTTTTGCTGGAGACTTACATGCTCACGAGAATACTCAAAGAAATATTGTGTATCCAGGCAGTCCAATGACAACATCATTTCATAGGAATGAAGTTAAGACAGGCTATCTACTTATTGATGAAAACTATGACTGGACATGGCATGAATTTAACTTGCCACAGTTAATTAGACAAACCGTATCAAACCCAGACGAAATGGTGCAAACAGATTGGCACCATACTATTTATGAGTTAGAGGGTGATGTGCAAGACTTAGCAAAAGTGAAAAATTCAGATTTGCTAGATAAGAAAGTAGTAAAGAGAGAAGTAGAGGCTAGACTTAACCTAACAAGTGAGATGACTATTGGTGACGAGTTAGTTTTATATCTAAAAGAAATACTAGGTCTTGATGATGATAAAATAAAAAACATAATAGGAGTATTTAATGATTATTCTACAGAAGTTAAAATGGGATAACTGTTTTTCTTATGGAGAAGGTAACGAGATAGACTTAGATAAGTCTACTCTCACTCAGTTAGTTGGAACTAACGGTGTAGGTAAAAGTTCAATCCCTCTCATATTAGAGGAAGTTTTATTTAATAAGAATAGTAAAAATGTTAAAAAGGCTGACATCGCGAACCGATACGTCGGTAATGGTTATAATATCAGTTTATCTTTTACAGTGGACTCTGATGAGTACTGTATCTCAGTTATAAGAAGAGCCACACTAAAGTGTAAACTTACAAAAAATGGCGAAGATATTAGTTCGCATACCGCCTCTAACACTTATAAAACACTACTAGAGATTTTAGGCATAGATTTTAAGACCTTCACACAATTAGTATATCAGAATACAAATGCTAGTTTACAGTTCTTAACAGCGACAGATACCAATAGGAAAAAGTTCTTGATTGATTTGTTAAAGTTAGAAGAATATGTAGATTACTTTGAAGTATTCAAGGAAGCAACAAGGGTAAACTCTCACGAAGTAACCAGTGTTAACGCATCACTTGGTACTATTGAAAAATGGTTAACAGACAACAAACTTGAGGATACTAGTCTACTATCAAAAATGGATTTACCAAAAATGTCGGAAAAAGACGGAGAATCTTTACAGAAGTTATTAGTAGAGTTTGAAAATATCTCGGAAAAGAATCGAAAAATTAACGACAATAATTTTCTGAGAAATCAAATGCAATCCATAGATTTTCAAAAATATCAGAATGATTTGAAAGTTTATCCCGAACTACAAGATGTTTCACATAAACTTAGTTCAAAAGGAGCATGGTCTGGAGAGGGTACAGCAGAACAAAAGATGATAGAGAAGTATGAAAAATTACTATCTACACAAAATCATATATGTCCTACTTGTGAACAAGAAATAGATGTACAGTTCATAAATGAACAACTTGAACAGCATAGAGACAGTATGAATTATATTTATAAAGAAGTAGCAAAACTAGAGGCGCAGATAGAGGAGATACAAAGCCACAATGAAATACATAGGACAGCAACCAAAAAAGTCAAAGAATACGAAAGGCTTGCAGCCTCCATTGACATTAACCTCCCAACACAAGTTATTAACAGAGAAGAACTTAATGTTAAGATTCAAGAACTTCGTCAAAGAATTGCCACTGATAGGGAGGCTTTGGAGGAAGTCATAGAAGAAAATGAGAGAAGAGAAAGACATAATACGAGAATTAGTATTGTACAGGAGCAAACTGAACAATTCGAGAAAGAGGCTAATGACCTCACAAGTAGACTTGACAGTTGTGAGGATAAACTATCGGTTCTTGAGATACTTAAAAAAGCATTTTCTACCAATGGACTCCTCGCATACAAAATTGAATCGCTAGTAAAAGAACTAGAACTACTAACAAATGAGTATTTGGCAGAGTTTAGTGACGGTAGATTCAGTATCAATTTTGTTGTAGAGAACGACAAGTTAAATGTCGAAGTATCTGATAACGGAAACATTATTGATATTCTTGCTTTATCAAGTGGAGAACTTGCTAGAGTAAATATCGCAACACTAGTTGCAATACGAAAACTCATGACTTCTATTTCACGAAGTCAAATAAATGTACTATTTTTAGATGAGGTAAATCAAGCCTTAGATGAAGTAGGTAAAGAAAAAGTCGTGGAAGTATTGATGAAAGAAGAAAACTTGAATACATATATGGTATCTCATGGTTGGACACACCCATTACTACACAAAATCGAAATAACAAAAGAAGAGAACATATCGTCACTTAGCGAATGAAAATACTAATATTCGGTCTGCCAGGTTCTGGCAAGACCACTCTCGCTTCAGAACTTGCATATAAGTTTAGAGTGCCACATTATTGTGCAGATACAATTAGAGAGTTTCACAATGATTGGGACTTTTCCGAAGAAGGTCGATTACGACAATTTCATAGAATGAATTTTGAAAACTGGGGTATCCTAGATTTTGTCTGCCCTAAAAAAGAATATAGACATAGACTACAAGCAGACTATACTATATTTATGGACACGATTGAAGAAGGACGGTATGAAGATACTAATAAACTATTTGAGTATCCAGACCCCAGCGAGTATGATATAAGGATAGAAAAATGGATTGGACAAAACCAACTGCAATGCTCTTGGGAAGGTATCAGCCCTGGCACAAAGGCCATAGAAAGTTACTTAAAAGAGCACTTTCCAAGACTGGTCAAGTAGTAATATTACTGAGAGCATCAGACGGCTCGTCAAGTAATCCTTACAGTTTTGAGCAACGAAAGGAGAAAATACTTCTTGACATCATTGGGAAAAAATGGTATAATAGTAATACTATTGAGATATTAGAAGTGCCAAATATTACGAACATTGTATATGGTCGTGATGTTGGTTACAAAATAGAGCAGGAGCATTTTACTAAAGATATAGAGGAGATATCTGCTACTGCAATTAGGAATGGATTCACACAAGAAAACAATATTAAAAACAATTAGTTGGAGGATAGTAGCAACATGCATTACATTCATAGTAGGTTACACAATATTTGGAAGTGTAATCGGAGCCACAGCCCTAGCGGGTACGGATACGGGAATAAAGATTGTTGCATATTACCTGCACGAGAGAACATGGAATAATTATGAAAGTTGAGATATACAGTATACCAAACTGCCCAGCATGTAAGAAAGCATTAATGCTTGCTACTAATCACCAAGCGGTGCATGACGCAGTTTACAACATGATGGGTAAAGAGTTTGATGCCTCTGATGTAAAAGTATTATTTCCAATGGCAAGAACTTTTCCACAAATTGTGGTAGACGGAGAGCATATTGGAGGATATATTGAATTTGACAAACTACTTGCTGACATACCGACATAATGGTTAACAGCAGAAGAAAAGGTAACGATGCAGAAATAAAAGTAGCAGGTATGCTGCATCGTCATACAGGGGAGACTTTTACACAAACACCTGGCTCGGGTAGTGGTAAAGTGAAAGGTGACCTGATGGTGCCACATAAACATAATCTATTTACTATTGAAGTAAAACATTATCGTGATATGGCATTTAATCATAAAATATTTACACAAAAGAGCAACACCTTTGTTGGGTGGTGGTCAAAACTTTGTAAACAAGCAGAAGTTATGCAACAAGAACCTTTGCTAATATTCAAAGAAAACTACTCACAATGGTATGTGGCAACGACAAGAAAGCCACTTTACAAAAAACATATGTACTTTAACTGGTTAGGTTGCTATGTGCTACCTGCAGAAAAGTTTTTAGAAACACAAAAATTGGAGTTTACCAATGGCGATATCATTTATGAACCATGGAAAGCCGACCCCGAATGGGAACTTGTTGATTGTTGATGGACTCAACCTGGCTTTTAGATGGAAACATCAGAACAAATTAGACTTTGAACACGACTATGTAAGAACAGTTGAAAGTCTAGCAAAGTCTTATAACTGCGGAGAGATAGTAGTCTTAGGCGACGGCGGTAGTGATTACCGTAAGTCTATCGACCCAGAGTATAAGGCAAACCGTAAAGAGCGGTACAAAGACCAAACACCTGAAGAAGAAGCCGAGTTTCTCGAGTTCTTACAAGAGTTTGGTGTAACAATGAAGAACTTGAAAAGTAAAGGCTATCTTACTATCAAGTACAAAGGAGTTGAGGCTGATGATATAGCAGCCGTGATAGCCACTAATAGAGAGGAGTTAGGTCTTGAAGAGATTTGGCTTATCTCATCAGATAAAGACTGGGATTTACTTATCACTGATAGTGTCAGTAGGTTTTCTACAGTCACAAGAAAAGAAACAACACTCGATAATTGGGACGAGCATTATGACTTTGAACCTGATAAGTATTTGACTTTCAAATGTTTGACAGGAGATAAAGGCGATAACGTTCCAGGAGTCGATGGCATTGGGCCAGTAAGGGCAACTCAATTAATAGCACAGTATGGAGATGTATTTGACATCATGAATACACTTCCTATTGAGAGCAGGTATAAATTCATGCAAAACTTAAATGAGTTTGGCAGTGATAGACTTGCTACTAATATTGAGTTAATGGATTTAACATATGATGTAGACGCTGCCGTATTAGGGCATAGTCAAGATATTTTAAGATTAGTGGAGAATTATGTCAGTAAAAATTGATTACAGTAAAGATAGTCTTTTAGATGAGTTCGCAATAGCAACTCTCAAAGACAGATATATGATTCCAGGCGAAGAGTCGCCTCAGGAAGCATTTGCTCGTGCTGCAGAAACATTCGCAGATGACGATGCTCATGCACAGCGTTTGTATGATTATGTAAGTAACCTTTGGTTTATGTTCGCAACTCCAGTACTATCAAATGGTGGTACGAGAAGAGGATTACCAATAAGTTGCTTTCTTAACTATGTAGATGACAGTAGAGAGGGTATAACAGACCACTTTACTGAAAATGCATTTCTATCATCTTTTGGTGGTGGTATTGGTGGATATTGGGGTCATGTCCGTTCTTCAGGAACTAAGACATCAAAAGGCTCTGAGTCTACTGGTGTAATACCTTTCGTAAAAGTTGTAGATGCAGAAATGCTTGCTTTCTCACAGGGTGTAACCCGTAGAGGAAGTTATGCAGGGTATCTCGATATAGACCACCCAGAGATTGAAGAGTTCTTAGATATAAGAAAACCAACAGGCGGAGATACAAACCGTAAGTGTCTAAACTTACACCATGGTATTGTAGTCACTGATAAGTATATGGAACTTATACATACAGCAACAAAAGAAGAAGGATTCGATGATAGTTGGGATTTGATTGACCCACATAGTGGTGAGATTACAAAAACAGTATCTGCTCGTGCATTATGGGTAAAGATACTACAAAATAGAATGGAAACAGGAGAGCCATACATTATGTTTGGTGATGCTGTAAATTCTGAACTACCTGACTTTCAGAAAAAGAAAGGATTGAAAGTACATCAAAGTAATTTATGTTCTGAGATTACACTTCCAACAGATGAAGAGAGAACAGCAGTATGTTGTCTTTCTAGTGTGAACTTAGAGTATTATGACGAGTGGAAAACTCATGGTGCTTTCATTCCTGATTTAATTCGTATGCTCGATAATGTCTTAACATCATTTATCGAGAACGCGCCAGAGCAATTACATAAAGCAAAGTTTAGTGCTATGAGGGAGAGAAGCATAGGACTTGGCGCTATGGGATTTCATGCTTACTTACAAAAGTCTAGCATACCTTTTGAGAGTGCAATGGCGACTGCTGCTAACCTAGAGATGTTTCAACACATCAAGGAATCAGCGCAGAAAACAACGAGAGAACTTGCCGTTGAAAGAGGAGCATGTCCAGATGATGATTCTTGCACAGTAAGAAATGCACATCTACTAGCAATCGCTCCAAATGCAAGTTCAAGTATTATCTGTGGTAATACATCACCGAGTATCGAACCATTTAGAGCAAATGCTTATACACAGAAAACAAAGTCTGGGTCTAATCTAGTAAAGAACAAGTTTCTTGAAGCAGTATTAGAAGAGCATGGAAAGAATGATGATGATACTTGGAGAACTATTATCACAAACAAAGGCAGTTGTCAACATCTTGACTTCCTAACACAGTGGGAGAAAGATACATTTAAAACTGCCGTAGAAATAAATCAAGGCTGGGTAATAGAACACGCTTCAGGTAGACAACCAATGATATGTCAATCACAGAGTGTGAATCTATTTTTCCCACCTGATGTAAACAAAGGGGAGTTGCACAATGTACACATGGTGGCTTGGGCAAAAAACCTTAAAACTTTATATTACCTACGCAGTGAGGCAATATCTCGTGCAGATAATGTTTCAAGCGTTGCTAAAAGAGAAATAATTTTTGAAAACCAAGATTGTTTAAGTTGTGAGGGATAAATGAACTTACTAGAAGAAAGAGAATACTACAAACCTTTTAGTTATCCGTGGGCTTTTGAGAAGTACAAAAGGCAACAGCAGATGCACTGGCTTCCAGACGAAGTACCACTACAAGATGACATAAAGGATTATAACAAAAAACTGACTGATGATGAAAGACTATTGATAGATAATATTTTTCGTTTCTTCACACAGGCAGATGTTGATGTATGTTGTGGATATGCAAAACACTATCTACCAACATTCAAGCAACCAGAAGTAAGAATGATGCTTGTGAGTTTTGCTGCGATGGAAGCAGTTCACCAAGAAGCATATTCTTTACTATTAGAAACTTTAGGTAAATCAGATGATATGTACCAAGAGTTTTTTGATATACAAGCGATGGCTGATAAACATGAATATCTAACTGATTTCAATATGAAAACAAAACATGATATGGCAAAGACTATGGCAGTCTATAGTGGATTTACAGAAGGAGTACAACTATTTAGTAGTTTTGCGATACTTCTAAACTATCCGAGACACAATCTTATGAAAGGTATGGGTCAGATTGTTACATGGTCAATTAGAGACGAAAGTCTACATGTAGAAGGCTTATCAGAACTATTTAGAACTTTTATGAGAGAGAATCCAGAACTGTGGACAGATAAATTAAAGTATGAAATTTACTGTGCCGCAGAGAGGACAGTAGAATTAGAAGATAAATTTATTGACATCTGTTTCAACAAAGTTTCAGTACCAGACTTAACTGCGCGAGAAGTAAAGGAATATATCCGATACATAGCCGACAGAAGATTACTAGGTCTAGGTATGAAGGCTATCTTTAAAAGCACGGAGAATCCGTTGCCTTGGATAGATATGCAAGTTAACGCAGTTGAGCATACCAACTTTTTTGAAAACCGTGCTACCGAGTATGCTAAGGCTAGTACACAAGGAAATTGGCAGGATATATTTAAATGACAGAACAGTTACAACCAACTATCACTATAGATGGAGTTGAGCATGATGTTGAAGATTTAAATAATGAGCAGAAATCTATTATTGGACACTTACAATTATGTGACCAACAGATTTCTCATTATCAGAATATGTTAGCATTAACTCAAACTGCAAGACAGGCCTATATAAATGATTTAGGTAATCAACTTAATACAGCAGAAGATAAAGAATGAATATCTACATAGGGTATGAATCATCTCACCCAGAAATGTTTGAGGTGTGTAAAGAATCTATACTTAGGTTTAATCCTACGCATAAGATTTATCCCTTGATTAAGTCTGATTTACAGGAACAAGGTATCTATACTAGAAAAGAAGAAAGTGCAAGTACAGAGTTTGCTTTCACTAGGTTTCTTGTTCCTTACCTGTCTAACTATACTGGCTGGTCATTATTCTGCGATGGAGACTTTTTGTGGAGATGTGACCCACAAGAAATAGTACATCACAAAAATTCACACAAATCCGTCATGTGTGTAAAACACCCACAATTTATTTTAGAAGATAAAATAAAAATGGACGGAAAAGTAAATAGACCATATCCTAAAAAGTATTGGTCTTCACTAATGTATTTCAATAATGCATTATGTGCCTCACTTAATTTGTGGTATGTTAACAACGCAGCAGCAGTTCACCTACATGGATTCTCATGGGCATTAGGCCATGACTATCCTGGTGACGGCGTTGGTGACTTACCAGCATCTTACAACGCTATGGTAGGTTACTATGATTTTGGTAACTATGCTAAAGCAGTTCACTTTACAGATGGCGGGCCTTGGCTCGGCAATCACAATAATTTTAAACACCCAATATACGAAAAAGAATGGATAGACTTATACGAACAATTCTCAACAAAAACTTAATATTTGTAGGGAACTCAGTAGAAATTTTACAACATAAACATGGAGAGTGGATAGACTCTCATGATATAGTTGTGCGTTTTGGAAAAGGGTATCCAACAGAGGATAAGTGGGAATCAATTGGTAGTCGTACAGACATATGGATATCTGGTTTTCTTAGAAGTAAACATCAAGTATTCTATCCTGATGCAGTCAAACTTTTAAATAGAGCAAGAGTTGATTTAGACAGCGATGTCTCAAAACATAAAATAGGAAAAGACTGGATAACTATGTTTTCAGATTACGAGTTGAAAACTATTTATGAAGAATTCGGTGTGAAAAATAACGACTTCCATGCAAAGCGTCCTTCAAATGGATTTATTTCAATCTTATTTTTCACTCGTATGGTTGATGTATGGAAAAAATTGTCATTGATAGGATTTGACTTTTTTGCCAAGGACGCTGGCTTTAAAGTAGGAAATGCTATACCATATTCTTGGCATCTTCCGATAAATACAGTGAATGAGAATCCTCATATGGGAGCCGATGAACGGGCTTATGTAATGGATTTGGTTCAAAAAAATATTTTGGATTGGAAAATTTTGTCAGACCTCGAGGAAAAATCAGTCGATTTTACCTAACTTATAACCCGCCTGTACTAACTTTCTAGTTGTAACTTTTTGTTTTTCTGATTTTAAAAGAATTTGTTCATTCAATCTAGCATTTCTTAGATTCAATGGTATCTTGTCTATCAAGTTTCCATAGAGTTCAAATGGTGCTGCTAGTTGAATCCCAGTAGGTAATGAATAATAATCAGACATCAATGTACTATGGTCTATATTTATTGAGTATGATTTTCTTAACATTATATTGTGATTGATACAGTCCTTTGGTCCGATAGCATCTAACTTAATTAATTTATCAAGTCTGCCGTCCATGTATAAAGGCATATCAGTTGGTTTGAGTTTCATCAACGCTCTAAAGAATACTACATTACTGCAGTTATTTAGATACGCATCTATTTGTGGTTCGCCCTTGAATCTAGTTGCAAAATGAGTTCCGCCCTTAAAGAACAAATTCCCATCTCTAATCTTCATCAATGCGTCATAGTTTACCATAAACATATCCCAATCATATTGTCTAAATGCTAGTGCTTCATAATCTGCATCAGTTGGATTTGCACTTTGCCCAACTTTATGAGTTATTTTTAGAATGTTATAGTAATTTTTATATGCTGGGTGTTTTCTATACATTAGTTTTCTATTTAGTAACCCAACTTTATTATCAAAGTAAGACTCTGGTGGTATATGACCACTAACCAGTTTACCTGCGTGGAATATATTATTACCTGTAATAACCATAAGTCTTTTACTTGGTCTTTGTGATTCGGGTTTATCCATATACCATCTTCGCATATGAAGTATCATTTTTGCAATATTATTAGTTACTCCAGGTAGTTGATAACATTTTATCTGTCTAAAATTTTCTAATGCCCATTTTACTAAGACATCGTCCCATTCTTCATACTTAAAGTATAGGTGCACGCGGAACTCCTCCGACTTGTCAAGTAGAGACGCTAGTGTGAAAGCAGTGTAGTCTTTCTTATATAATATTGCTATATCTATCATTTGTGTATTTTATACTCCCAAAAATTATCTAAATACCTTTCCATTCTATCTTCTGCATCGTCATCAAAGTCAAATATTATGCCAGACCTTTTTGACGAGAGAATCTTACATATTGCATCGTAAGCCGTGCAGTTTTTTGTATTGCTACATGCTGCATAGAAACTTTCATATGTAACGAGTTTCTTTTCTCTTATCTTTCTAGGATTAGATACTAGTTGTAATTTCTTTCCTAATAATAGTGCTATGATTCCCATTTCACTATTCGGACAGGTCGCTACTTCTTTACAATTAAGTAGTAGTTCATACCCGCCCTCTTTTTTGTGTAAAACATTTTCTTCCCCAACTTCCATGTTCCATTTTGCTATCCAAACAGGAGCAGTTATTGGGTGCGGTTTTACTTTATAACCTTGTTCTTTTACGAGTTCTCTGACTTTTCTAAAGTTAATCAGTGGGCCATGCATTAAGTTACTGCCTGGCGGAAAGACAACTTTATCATAAAACTCTGTATTCCATTGTAATGAATACTTATTTTGCAAGTTTGCTTTTATTTTACTTATTCGTTCTTCATCAATTTTTATGTCTGAATCAACGATACTTTGTAAAATTTTATCATTAATTTTTACTGAACTAACTCTCATGTAAATACCTTTACCAAGAAAGTCAGTATATAACCAACTTCTTATAGTTTTGACTTCATTAGTGTTAAACCATAAGTCATACTCAAAAGGCACTCCTCTATGAGATTCGCGTATAATTCTTTTCTTAAACCTATTTAATACTTCTAAATCTTTCTTAGGTCTAAAACTACTACCTGATTTCATAAAATGAGTTGGAATATCTCCTAACTCTTCATTTATGCTCATCTGTTCAAGAGCCTTGCTAGGTTTTATTTTTCTGCCTTCTTGCACTCTTTAACCTCTTGAATTAATTCAAATAATCTTTTTTCTATATTTTTCATTCGTTCTTCGTTTTCACCTATTGTGTCGAAGATTGCGCTCATCATACTTTCGAGTTTTTTATTTACATACTCGGGAGTAATTTCCGTCTTTCTGTGACTCTCTGCCATTTCTTAACTCCATTGTGAGCCGTCCCAGAAGGAAGCCCCTAAATCGGAGGCGCTTGATACTTCAGTATCGAATATTGTTCCTGCTGAACTGGCTGTTATTCTTTCATAAACAACTGTATCTGTTGCAGTTGCAAAGACTGTTAGATGGTCAGTTGTAATTGTTGTGTCTGTTGATTTTGTGGTTTCAAATGTTGTAGTTGTACCATCTTCTTCCGTTCTAGTTGTTTCAAATGTAGTTGTTGTAGCAAATGCAGTTTCAAATGTAGTTGTAGTAGATTTGCTTGTGGCTGTAGATTGAGTTGTAGCAGTAGTTTGTGTAGTATTAAATGTTGTAGAAGTTGTTCTACTTGTATCTGTGCCTCTACTTGTACCTGTTGTAGTATTGGTATTAAATGTAGTTGTAGTAGATTGAGTTGTATCTGTTGACGCAGAAGTACCTGTTGTAATTGTAGTATCAAATGCAGTCGTTGTAGATTTACTTGTTGCTGTTGCTCTTGTTGTAAGTGTTCCAAGAGTTGTAGCATAAGTTGTTGTAGTAGATTGAGTTGTATCTGTCGCTCTACTTGTACCTGAGGAACGAGTAGTATTAAATGTAGTTGTAGTATTTTTACTTGTTTCTGTACCTCTACTTGTTGCTGTTGTAGTATTTGTGTTAAATGTAGTTGTAGTATTTTTACTTGTTGCTGTTCCTCTACTTGTAGCAGTTCCACTAGAAGTATTGAATGTAGTTGTAGTTGCTCTACTTGTACCTGTTGCTCTTGAAGAACTTCTACTTGTACCATACGCTGTTTCGTAAGATGTACCTCTAGTTGTACTTGTATTATCTGTATATGCAGTAGTTGTAGTATAAGCAGTTGTAGTACTTCTACTTGTACCTGTGGCTCTACTTGTATTTGTATTATTTGTAAATCCTGTATTATCTACATAAGCGGTTGCTGTACTTCTGGCTGTATTAGTTACATTAGTAAATCCTGTATTATCTACATAAGCAGTTGCTGTACTTCTGGCTGTATTTGTAGAGTTTGTAAATCCTGTATTATCTGTGTATGCTGTTGACCTACTTGTATTTGTATTTCTTGTAGAGTTATATCCAGTAGAGTTTGTAAACCCTGTTGAGTTTGTAAATCCTGTATTTCTAGAGGTATTTGTACTTCTGGCAGTATTTGTATTATTTGTAAATCCTGTGTTTCTACTTGTATTTGTACCTCTTGAAGTATTTGTATTTCTAGAAGTATTAGTATTTCTAGAAGTATTGTAAGAAGTAGAGTTTGTAAACCCTGTTGAGTTTGTAAATGATGTACTATACGAAGTATTTCTAGTTGTAGCCCTACTTGTGTTTGTATTAAATGATTCTGTAACTAAGAATGTTCCACTTTCTTCTTCCTCTGTGGCTAAAGTATATGTTACATTTGTAAATGCGGTGTTATAACTTGTTGACCTAGTTGTATTTCTACTTGTGTTTGTGTTCCTAGAAGTATTAGTATTTCTAGAAGTAGCATATGAAGTAGAGTTTGTAAACCCTGTTGAATTTGTAAATCCTGTATTGTCTGTGTAAGCCGTACCCCTAGTTGTATTTGTACTATTTGTAAAACCAGTATTATCTGTATAAGCAGTACCCCTAGTTGTATTAGTATTTCTAGCAGTATTAGTATTTCTACTTGTACCATATGATGTAGAATTTGTAAATCCTGTATTTCTAGATGTGTTTGTAGACCTACTTGTATTTGTATTATCTGTATACGCTGTACTTGTGTTCCTACTTGTATTTGTAGACCTAGAAGTATTTGTATTATCTTGGTAAGCAGTACTTGTATTTCTACTTGTATTTGTAGACCTACTTGTGTTTGTACTATCTGTGTAAGCAGTAGTTGTATCATACGCAGTTGTTGTACTTCTACTTGTTGCTGTTCCTCTACTTGTATTTGTACTATTTGTAAAACCAGTATTCCTAGTTGTTGTTATCGTCGTGTCATACGAAGTCGTATAGGTTGTGGTTGTATTATATGAAGTAGTTGTAGACCTATCTGTTTCAAAAGTCGTTGTTGTTGTATAATTTGTTGTTGTATTAAACGTAGTTGTAGTAGACCTAGTTGTATTATAGGTTGTAGTTGTTGTATAATTTGTAGTAGTAGTGAACGTAGTAGTTGTAGACCTTGTAGTATTAAAAGTCGTAGTTGTATTATACGCAGTTGTAGTTTCAAAGGTCGTTGTAGTTGACCTAGTTGTATCAAAAGTAGTTGTGGTTGTGTAGGTAGTATTAGAATCAAAAGTCGTAGTTGTAGACCTAGTTGTTTGATACGCTGTTTCTGTATTGAACAGAGTTGTAGTAGTGAACGTAGTAGTTGTAGACCTAGTTGTATTATAGGTTGTAGTTGTCGTATAATTTGTTGTTGTAGTAAATGTAGTTGTAGTATTCTTTGATGTATTAAATGTAGTAGTAGTATTAAAAGTTGTAGTTGTATTGAATACAGTTGTAGTTGCTCTTGTTGTAGTAATAGTTGTATCTGTTGCTCTACTAGTGTTAAATGTAGTTACAGTATCTGTTGCCCTATTTGTATCAAAGGTTGTATTTGTTGCAAAAGCGGTTTCTTGTGTTCCTGAGATGTAAGTTGTTTCTGTATTTGTAGACCTACTTGTTTCATGCACAGCACTGAACGGCCCTTCAAGAGAGCCGCCATTGTTTACGAACACTTCGTTTACTCGTCTAAGTGTACCACCGTCATTAACAGCGATAAACCTGATGGTGCGGAGTGTTCCGCCATCATTTACAAATATACCCATTATGCTCCTCTATTAATATACAAAGAAGATGTGGCCATCACTTGTACTGCCTACTCCAGTTGGAGCAGTTGTTGTGATTGTAAATGGTAATCTTGCTTTTGGTATAGTTCCACTTCCAAGTCTGTCTGATGCGACACTTCCTTCAAAGTTTCTACTTGCGTCGATTACATCACTACCATCAATTTTTAATCCTGCGTCTTCGATGTTAAAATCTAATTTCTGTCCCATTTTATACCTCTATTGTTGTTCTAATGAACTTGAACGCCATAGTATCGCTTGATGCGGGCGTTGCTAATAATCTAACACTTCCACTGCTTATATCTGCGTCAAAAGCGGCTTGGGCTCCATTGTCAAATATAGAAGCGTATTGTGTTAAGTAAACTGTTGACCCATCATGGAATAGTGAAATCTTTAAAGTATGATAATCACTATCTGTTGAGTTTGTAATTTGTACTGTATATTCAGCACTTCTAAATGTTGCTGCAGTAAATGTATCTAGTGCAAATTGTGATGTTGAAGTTGAACTTCCTGTACCTACATCAAACCCAGCAACTTCGTCTATATGAAGTTTTTGTGGTGGGTTAGTATCTTGAACACCTACATTACCTGTTGTTGTTACTGCTGAAGGACTTATATTACCACATGTAAAATTACCTGTGAATGTTTGTCCAGATAAAGCATCGGACTTTAACTCTGAAGAAGATACAGCATTTGCTGCTATATGTGTTGCATCAACAATACCAGTACCAATTTTATTAGCATTAATTGCGTTATGTGCAATATCTCCTGCAACGATTGTTAAGCCAACTATCTTTGCTGAAGTAATAGAATTATCTGCTAAGTCTGCTGTGACAATAGTTCCATTGGCAATACTTGCTGAGACAACTGAGTTGGCCGCTAATTTAGCCGCTGTAATTGCATCGTCAGAAATATCTCCTGTTGCAATTGTTCCATCTAGTATTTGGTCAGTAGTAATCTGCCCATCATCAATATGTTTTGTTAGAATAGAATTTTGCGCTATCTTAGTACCATCTATAGCATTATCTGCAATATCTCCAGTAGCAATCGTATTCGCTGCTATCTGTGTAGTTGTAATTAAACCATCAGGTATATGTATAACTCCGATAGAGTTCTGAGCAATTTCACTTGCCCCAATAACATTTTCTGCTATCTTAGCCGCTGTAACTGCATTGTTTGCTATCTTTGCTGTACTTACTTGTGCATTTGCTAATTGTAAAGATGTTACTGCATTATTTGCTATTTCGCTTGAACCAACAGAATTTTCTGCAATTTTTGCTGAAGTTACTGCGTTTGCTGCAATGTGTATTGCATCTATACTGCCAGTTACTAATTCTGCGCTATCTACTGTATTAGCTGCTAAACTTGTGGATAAAGCTACTGCGGCTCCGCCATTAAAGTTAATAGCTGAAGCAGTTACATCTCCTGTCATTCCAATAGTTCTTCCTGTTGCTAATGCAGTTGCTGTATCAGCATTACCTGTTACATCACCTGTAATATTACCGTAGCCTCTGCCAAAGTCAATATCGGCTTGTGCATAACCTGTTCCACTAGTATTAACTGTTGTGGTTGGCTCTGATTGTAAATCTTTAAAGAATGTCCATCTAGAGTTACTTGCGTCCCTAAATATACCAGCGTATTCATCTTGTGACCCACTATCATCATATAATCCATAGAAACCAATATCAATTGCGTCTGATGAATTATTAGTTGTTGCTAATGAAATCATTGGGTCTGAAACTGTTAGTGTTGTAGATGAAACAACTGTTTCTGTTCCAGATACTGTTAAGTTACCTGAAACTGTTAAATCTGATACTGTAAAGTTTGCTGAACTATCTAACTCATCGGCTCCAACTGCATCTGCTGCTATCTTTGCTCTTGTAACTGCATCATCATTTAGTTTTGCAGTTGTAATATTACCAGTAGCAATTTTATCAAATGTTATAGTGCTATTTGCTATTTGGGCTGCAGTAATCTGTCCATCATCAATGTGTTGTGTCAAAATAGAATTTTGTGCTATCTCTGAACTACCTACTTGATTTTCTGCTATCTTTGCTGAAGTTATTGCATTATTTGCTATATCTCCAGTCGCTATCGTTCCGTCCAAGATTTGGTCGGTTGTAACCTGTCCATCGTCAATGTGTTTTGTTAAGATAGAGTTTTGTGCTATCTTTGTACCGTCTACTGCGTTGTCTGCTATGTTACCAGTAGCAATAGTGTTTGCAGCAATATCTGCTGATACAATAGTACCGTTTACTATCTTGGCTGATGTGATTGAATTATCTGCTAAATCTGCTGTTACAATTGTACCATTTGCTATACTTCCTGATACGACTGCATTGGCTGCTAATTTAGCGGCTGTTACTGCGTCATCTGCAATATCGCCTGTTGCTATTGTGCCATCTAAAATTTGGTCTGTTGTTATTTGACCGTCGTCTATGTGTTGTGTTAAAATCGCATTGTCTGCAATCTTCGCGCTAGTTACTGCATCATCTGCTAACTTAGCGGTGGTTACATTACCTGCTGCTATATGTATAGTGTCAACACTACCTGTTACTAATTCTGCACTATCAACTGAGTTTGCAGCAAGTTGTGTTCCTGTAACAGCATTACCTGCTATCTCTGAACTAGCAACTTGGTTTGCGGCAATCTCTGCTGAAGTGATAGCATTTGCGGCTATCTTTGCAGTGGTTACTTGACCTGAGCCAATATGTATTGTATCAATACTACCTGTAATTAGTTGAGCAGAATCTACTGAGTTTGAAGCCAGTGCTGCTGTGTTGATTGCATTATCTGCTACGGCTGTAACCGCTGTATCTTGTAATTGTGCTGCCCCAATAGCGTTAGTTGCAACTTCAGAAGTGCCAACAGCATTTTCTGCTATTTCACTTGACCCTACTGCGTTTGCCGCTATCTCACTGGCAGTTATGGAATTACTGACTATCTCAGTAGTTCCGACTGCGTTCGCCTCAAGGGTAGAGACTAATGCGTTTTGTTTTCCTATGAGAGACATATTATGTTTGCTCCAAATATGAGAGCGTTACATCTATTGAAGATGCGACATTGCTCTGTACCTTGATTGCGTCTCCTGCTTCTAAAACAACTTTACCGTCTCCACCTACTGCTACAATTGTTGTGCCACTAGGTATTGGTGTACCGTGTGTTAGACTTATATGGGTAGAAGAACTTGAATCGAAAAACTGTGCAGTACCCTCAATCGCTCCGCCACTTTGATTACAAAGATATAGACCGATTATTGTACTTGTAGTTCCTGATGGACAAGTATATACAGTTGTAAGCGAGGTGCCTACATCTGCGCTTGTTGCTGTTTTAAAGTTTGATGCCATCTTATTATCCTAATGCTATACTCATTGCAAGAACATCGGACAAATCTACGGTAGCATCTGGGTCATTAAAATTTGCTACCGCTACGATTGTTCCGTCTTCTTTTTTTGTGTATATCTTTTTATCAGAAACATTCATAGCAATTTCGTGAGTTGCTAAATCCGACCCTGTCGGTACATTTCCTACTGTTTCTGACCTTTTTATTTTTATAGTTTGAGCCATTCTTAGAATGTACCTCCATCTAAGGTGTTACTCCATGTAACTGTGGAAGATGCTCCAACTTGTAAAATTTGTCCTACTGAATTTGTAGAATCATAAGTTCCTATTGAAAGTCTTGAATAACCACCATTTGCTCCATTTGCTCCAAATAGAATATCTCCATTTGCAGTTGCAGTTATACCTTTCAATCTTAGTGTGTCTGAGTTGATTTCTATTGCTTTATCATCAACATTAACTGATAGAGTGTTACCTGACTTAGCAAGTCCATTCCCACCTGTAATCTGTCCAGCACCTGAGAATTGTGTAAATGTAAGTGCATCACTTCCGAGTGTTGCAGTTCCTGTTACTGATGTTAGTACATAAGCGTTATCTGCATTGTTTGACCCTTCTTCAACAAAGGCGAATAAACCACCTGTAACTTGTGTTGAAGAATCTGCATCTTCTACTCTTGTTAAAACAAAAGCAGTACTACCATCACCTACAGTTGTTACACTATAGATACCGTTATGTGCTCCTGAAGACTGGTCTTTTACTAAGACTCTGTTTCCAGAAGATAGAGTAACACCATCAACTGATATTGCTCCATTTGAATCTGCTGTAAGAGTTGCTCCAACTCCAGACGACCCATTATTATATGTGGCCGATAAGTTTGCTGTAGTTGCTACTCTTACTGAATCTTTTATGTCTAGTGCTTGTTTTACACTATCAACATATGACTTGTTTGCTGCGTCCGTGCTTGATGAAGGAGTCGCAACATTTTGTAATCTGTTAGACCCGAAGTCTACTGTTTGTGAGCCTGCTACTGTTAGTCCAGCATCAAAGTCTGCTGAAGCCCCAAAAGTTGGAGTACCAGTAACTGTGATTGCGTCACTTGAAGCATTACCTAAAGTTATTGCTCCATTTAATGCAGTTGCTCCTGAGACCGTTAAGTCTGCGCTACCTGTTATATCGCTTGTTACTGCTAAAGTACCAGCGACTGTTGTATTACCTGAAGAAGCATTTACTGTAAACTTGTTTGTTGCAACATCAAAGTTACCATCAACTCCTAAAGTTGTAGTTACATCTAATGAAGCACCAAGTGTTACTGCACTTGATACGTTTAATGTGTTGTTTAAGTCTACTGCTTTTGCGATTTCAATTTCTTCACTACCGTTTGTAGTGATAAACTTCATGTATGAGTTTCCACCCTCATTGATGTCTAAAGCCGCGGCTTGGTTATCAGGTATTGTTAGTGAGTTTGCTTGACCATCTAAATCTAATGTACCACCATGCGTTATTATTAGATTTCCAGCAGGAGCGATTGTTAATGCTCCTGAACCTGTTGAGATTGTATCACTTGATCCAGTTACTACGATGTTACCAGATTTTAAAGAATCTATCTTGCTGTTTGAATCTACAAGGATTGCTGAACTTGCTGTCAATGTACCAGCAGTATGGTCGAGCATATTTACATATACTTCCCCACCTATGGTTGTGACTGCCGCCGAACTTGGGTGACCTATAAATAGTTTATTAGAACTACTAGAATAGGCTAACTCACCAGCACCAAGCGAGGTAGGAGCAGCGGTGGTATTACTCCTTTTAATCTTAATTGTTTGTGCCATTATTTAATTTCCTATATGAGTTTTAGAAACTCCCTGCGTCTATCGTGTCTGAATCTGACGAATTGTTACCAATCATTATTGGAACAAATTGAAATGTTCCAGAACTGACTTCACGATAAATCTTTAACTGATTATCATCAGTATCATAAAATAAGTCCCCTTCTGCTAACCCGGTTGAGCCTGCAGTTGGCGCTGTTGTTTGGGTGTAAAATTGATTCGCTAAATGATCTAGCGCGTCTCCTACTGTGGTTATCCCTGCTAACTGGCCTGGGGCATTTGTATAACTTACGGCATCGGCATCACTAACAGAACCTGGTATTGCACTAGATATTGTTAGTTCGGTCGTACTTGATGTTGCACTAATAGATGTTGTTAGGGGAGTAATAGTTAATTTAACAGACATTATCGCGTTACCTCAGCGGTGACCCTTGCCACGCCTTGAATTAATCTAGTTACAGTACTTGCGCCTGTATTGACTAATTCTAAGTCATAATAATATTTACCTGCTGCTATGCTAGCAGTGGTAGTGTTGTTCAATTCCATTTTTATTTTTCCTTCGGAAGCAGACGTTATTGAACAAGTAAAGTCTGCGGTTTTAGTAGTAGAAGTTGGTGACGGTCTTAATTGCGCACGAGCAGTATGGGTATTCAAATTACTATTTGACCCATCTTGTGATACTTGAATTTGTAGTGCGTAATCAGAACCTTGGTCGATTACGATATCGTATGTACCTGCTGCCATTTAACTTTTACTCCTATATGCTAAATTATACCAAAAATATGAGGTGATGTCAAGAACTATTTTTGAGCGGTTATGATTTATCCTCATGAATTAGGGTATTTATCTTTTACAGCCTTCCT